TACGGAAACAGATGTATTGAAACAGGCCCGTGCCGCGCTCCAGGCGGTGTCCCGTGGCGTGTGAGAGGCCGCGCTGATGGCACGGCGTCGGGCGAGGGTCGACGCGAACCACGCGGCCGTTGTGGCGGCGTTGCGGCTGCGCGGGTGGTATGTGCATGACTGCTCGCGGCTCGGCGGGGGCTTCCCGGATCTGGTGGTCGCTCGTCGTGGTCGGATCGCGCTGATCGAAGTTAAGGACGGGACCCAGCCGCCGAGTCGGCAAGCGTTGACGCCATCTGAGATCAAGGCCTGGGATGCGTTCGACGCGGCTGGCGTTCGTGTGCTGGTAGTGCGATCGGTGGATGAGGCGCTAGCGCTATGACTATGATCGCGGACGCGAAGGAGCACAGCCGATGACCTACGACGAGAAACAGATGGCCGCGCGGGAGGTGACGTGCCTCGTGTGTCGGCGCACCTACATCAAGACATCTCCGTCGGGACAGTGCATCGCGTGCCGCTGAATAACGCCGTCATGTTCTCGAAGGCGTCTGATGAGTGGCGCACGCCACAGGCATTGTTCGAGGCGCTGGATGCCGAGTTCGGTTTCGACGTGGACGCGGCAGCCACGGCTGAGAACACCTGGAAAGATCGATACTTCGGCCTTGATCATGTGGATGCGTATCTACGTGACGCACTGACCATCGAGCGCTGGGTGTGTTACGGTCAGACGGTCTGGCTCAACCCGGCCTATTCCAAGTGCCGCGCGTTCATCGCCAAAGCCGCGCAGCAGGCTCGGCAGGGATGTACGGTGGTGTGTCTCGTCCCGAGCCGCACTGACACCAGATGGTTCCACGACCATGTGTGGGACGCCGAGCACGACCGGTGCCGGCCGGGGGTGGAGATACGATTTATCAAGGGACGGCTCAAGTTCGGAGAGAGCACAAACCCCGCGCCGTTCCCGAGTGTCATCATCGTTTTTCGGCCCGTGACGCAGAAGCAGCCATGAGCTATGACGATACTGGGTTCGCTCAGTGAAATCAGTTATAATGAGCGGAGCGCGGTGATGTTTGTCGCATCATCGCGCCCCTCACCACATCACGCGGATAGGAGCCGCATCGACATGGCTAATCCTCAGTCTACTGGTTTTCCGATCGCGCTCGATCCGGACATCTTTTCTCCGTCAGACATTCGCCGTTTTTGGGGCAAGGTCAACGCCGCGTCAGGCGAAGGCGCGTGCTGGCGGTGGACTGGCGGACTGGATAAGAACGGCTACGGTAAGTTCCAGATTGGGCCGAATGGCGGGCAGCGTCACCTTCGCGCGCATCGTGTCGCGCTCGTCCTTGCCCGTGGCGCGTCAAGTCTGAACGCGCTACACACCTGCGACAACCCGATCTGTTGCAACCCAAAACACCTCTTTGAAGGTTCGCATCGCCAGAACGTTGCTGACCGCCATCGGAAAGGCCGGGAAGCCGTTGGTGATCGAAATGGCAGGCGCACGCACCCAGAGAAAACCCTACGCGGTGAACGGCACTGGAACGCCTCACTTACTGAGGATATTGTCGCGGCCATCAAAGCCGAAGTGGTGCGCGGAAAGTACGGCGACATCGCGCTGGCCGCACGGAAATACGGCGTGTCTCTAGTCGCGGCGCAGCAGGTCATCGCTGGACGGACGTGGAGACATGTCGCGGCGCAAGGCCAGTTGTTCGCGCAGGAGCAGGAAGCAGGCTAAATCATGACCTGCACGACCTGCCCCGGCGAGGTGACACACTCCCAATACCGTCAGGGCGTGCGGCGCTGTGCGGCCTGCCGACTGGCGGCGCCGGGGCAGAAGAATCGCGCGAAGGGGCAGCCGACGCCACCCGCACCACCGGCTACACGCTCATGGTGGGCGGACCCCCAGTATCAGGAGTGGGGGGCCTTCTCGGATCGCGCGCGGCAGCTCGATCCGTGGGCGCGGAATCGGATACCTATGTCACCGGGGGGCCATCGTGATTGACACCTCACTGCGCGCGTCTCTGGAGGCGATCTGCTCGGAGATGCGGACGTTCGCGGATCAGTCGTGGGGCGAGGATAAGGTGCTAGAGTGGGCTGAGGAGATAGACGCCCTGCTCGCCAGCCCGCCAGGAGAGTCCGTGCAGGACGGACCTCCGATCGACGCCGGAGGGGGAGCGATCTGGCGTAGGTGCCGCCTGCATCCGGACGTTGATGGTCGCATCATGTGGGGCTGTCCGGATTGCCTGGCTGAGCTACGGCGCGCGGTGCGATAGGACGCGGCGGACCGATCCTGCTGCCCGGCAGCTTCGGCCGTCCACCCTTCTTACCATTCAGGCGCGCTGCAGCGGCTTTCGCGGGGCTCGTCCGGCCCTTCCCGGCGAGCCCACCGAGGCGACCGAGTGCGACGGCGTTTGGGTTCTTGGCCATTATTCTCCTGTCCACGGTCGTCGGGCGAGGGCGACCAGAAAAACGACGAGTTCCACGAGTGCCAGGGCGATGATCGCCCCACAGATCACGCGAACGATCCTGTCGATCATGATCCCTCCCTGTCTATGCGGGCGATGTCTATGTCCATGCGATACCGGCAGACCTCGCAGATCCCGTGACTCGGGGGATCTGCACCCTCTCGGAGGACGAGTCCGCATCACGCGCAGACGACACGGGGCCGGTGCTGTGGGCAGTTCGTGTCGACCGTTGGATGCTCGCGGGTCATGCACTGGCAGGGGTCAGTCATCGACACGGCCCAGCTTGGCGAACTCTACGCGGTCTAGGCACTCTTGATACGTGAGTCCGCAGGCGATGCGCATCGGTCCCCGATAGAGATCGTACTGTGTGACTCGCGCTCGCCCCCTGGTCGTCTGGGAGGTGAAGTGTGGACCGATCAGATGGCGGGTGTCTCCGAGAGCAGTGACCCGCCCAGAATCTACGGGTGTCGCTGTGTATCGTCTTACTTCTCTCATGCTGTCCTCCTGATGTCTCATGTCCGTCTCGATGACCCATCATCACATACCGCTGTAGGTTAGTTAAGGGAAATCGGCAGGTCCGCGAAAATATTTACACATCGGCGAATTTACTAGGCTTTTCGCCTAATTCCAGGTTGACTTCGCGCGTGCATCGGCGCATCATATCTGCGCGTGCAGGCACGATCACTGACGCCCGAGGATGAGCGGGAGTGGGTCTCGCTACTCGGCCCGACGCCTGAGCGCCAGATTGCGGCCATCCGGCAGATGCTGCGGTATGAGCGCTGGGATCGGATGTCGGCCAGCGACCGCGCGATCTGTCGGCGACAGCTCCATCGGCTGCTCGATGAGATGGCCTCATGACCATCCTGCTCCTCTTGGCCGTGTGCGCCGTCGCCGTGTGCGCCCTCGGATTGCTCGCGATTGTGCCGCCTGCGGCAGTAGCCCTTTCCGGTTTTCTGGTCATCGGCTGGGGTGCCTGGCTGGTGACATGGGACATGCTATGACCCTCCTCCTCCTGCTCGCGGGCGCGATCTGGCGGGTGTGGGGACACGGGTCCGTCGTGCCGCAGGATGGGAGCTGGGACGTGTGGCTGTGGGCCGTGATCCTTGCTGCCGTCGCGGTGGATGTCCGGGCGTGCTACTGGTTTTTCGGCCCGCATCAAAAGTGGCCGGACGAGCCTCGATGAGCGGGTCGCATGACTGACAGGCAGCGTCGCTTCCATCAACAGCTACGCGAGTGTCCGTACTTGCACGGGGACGTTGAACAGGCGCTCTCCGCGCTACCCGTGGGTACGTCCGTGCACATCCGGCTCCCGCGGCGATTCGAGGCGCCGAGCGTGACGCCGGCACTGATCGCCACCAAGACGCCGAGAGGCATTGAATACGTGGAAGATCGAGCGTTTCACCGGAAAGGGTGGACCGCTCCCCGTCCACGCCTACTCCCGATGAGGGGCGCATGACGAGGTACCGCATCGTCCTCGGCGCGCTGATCGGCGCACTCGCCGCCTGGCTGCTCGCCGCATGAGTGACGCCTGGGCGCCGTGGCGAGTGGCTGCTCTTCTCCTCGTCGGTGTCGTCATCGCGTACAGCGCGGTGCCCGGCTATGGGTACGTCTACGAGGACTACCGCGCGCTGCAGGCGGGGCCGGTGGGGGCACTCGCCCTCGCGCCGCGTGGGCTATCGACTTGGCTCTGGCGGATCGCTGATCCCCGCGCGGCACACCTCCTGAGCCTCGCGCTGCATCTCCTGGCTGGGTGTCTGACCGGGCTCCTGGGCCGACGCCTCGGGCTGAGTGGGCAGGCAGCGATCCTGGCTGGCGGTCTCCTGCTCCTGCATCCGCTGGCCGTCGAGTCAGTGGCCTATGTCTCCTCCCGCGCGGAGCTACTCGCGGCGATCGGGATTCTGCTGGCGTGTCTTTGTGCGACGGGGCCATGGTGGGTGTGGCCGCTGATCGTCCCCGCCATGGCGCTCGCGCTGGCCGGTAAAGAGTCTGGGATCGTCGGTCTAGGGCTCGTGCCGCTCGTCTGGGCGTACCGCTGGCCTCGGTGGTGGACCTGGGCGCTCGTGGCTGTGGGCGCGCTCGCGTGGCTCCCGCTCGGGCTCTGGCGACTCGGTGGCGATCTGACGTGGCTGATACATTACGACGACGCGACAGCCTCGCTGGGCTGGCAGTGGTGGGTGCTCGCGCAGTCGACGGCGGTGTTTCGGTTAGCAGTGCTCTCGGTGGTATCCTGGCTCCCGGTTGGGCACACGATTGATTTCGATTACGATGCGATTTCCAGGCTCTCCAGGGTAGCGGCGTTGGTCCTGGTCGGCCTGATCCCGCTGGTACTGTGGCTACATCGGGCACGGGTGCCGCGGCTGGTCCTCTACGCGTGTGCGGCCTGCATCGTGGCGCTGATCCCGCGCATGGTGATCCAGACACCCAGGGCCTACCTCTCAGAGCACCAATTCTACGTGCCGCTGATCTTTGTGGCGATTGCGGCCGGGGCGTGCTGGCAGGCGTGGCCGCCGAGCACGTACTACCGATGGAATAGCGAGCGGCGCGTGCGGACATGGGTGTGGCTCAACAGGCGAGAGCTCGTAGCCGTCATCCTGCTGCTCTGCCTCACCTGGCAGACCAGGACAGCGGTGCAGGTCTGGGCCTCGGATCTCACGCTGTGGCGCAATGCGTCGGTGCTGGCGCCGACGAAGCCGCGGCCGGCCGCGAACTACGCCGTGGCGCTGCTCGTCGGTGGCAATCGGGAGGCGGGCGAGGCGATGCTGGACTATGCGGCGCGGATTGCGGACGATCCCCACGTGACGCCGTGGGATCGGCGCGAGGCGCTGGAGATGGTCGCGATCAACCGCTTGGAGCTGCGGGACATCGACGCGCGCGCGTATTTGCGCCAGGAAGCCGAGCTTGTGGCCCAAAGAACACCATGATCCTTCACCGACTGACCAAAGAGGAAGCCCTTGCAGAAGCGGCAGCCCGCACAGCCGCCGGCGAGCCCTGCGAGGTCTGGGAGCACGTGGGCGGAGACAGTCCCGGGGGCCGGATTCTCGGGACGGGGCGATTTCTCGTGCGGCCCACAGATAAGGACGCGCCGAAGTGGGCGTGGACGAAGGTGACGGCATGAGTGACCGCATCGACGACAACGGTATCGGATGGCTGTCTACGCGGAATGTATGCACGGCGCTCGTCGGGGCGATACTCGGCGCGCTGGCGGTCTGGCTGCTCGCCCCATGAGTACCCGCACGCGTCACGCTCCACGCGGCCGCATCAAGGCGCGACACCCCTTGACCGCTGAACACTCCTTGAGTCAGAAGTGTCACGCGAAAAGTAAGCGCACCGGGAAGCAGTGTGGCGCCTGGGCCATTCCAGGCGGTGCGGTGTGCAAATGGCACGGGGGTGCGGCGCCGCAGGTCAAGGCCGCTGCCGAGCAGCGCATCGAGGCCCTGAAACAGCCGGCCATCGCCTATCTCGGCTACCTACTGGACCAGCGGGACTATCCGTCAGCCGGCCTCGGCGCCGCGAAGGATGTGCTCGACCGCATCGACGGCAGAGCGGCTGAGACCATCCGGATGCAGGTGGACACGGTGGACGCGCAGTTGAAGCGGCTGGACGAGGGGCGGGCGCGGGTGGCACAGGCCAAGCGGCTGACCAGCGGGAAAGGCTAGCAGGTGCTATCATCCGCTAGCCGGAGGGCGATCGGTGGGAAACCGGCCTCTCAGGATGCCCCAGGCGCGACGATCGCCGACCGGGTGGACCCGTAGCATGGGGGCTGATCGATGAAAACCCTAATATATATGCCACCTCGCCACGGGACGGACACAAGCCCGGTATGCCAGTAGCCCAGCCTGCCCGCGACTACGAGTTGGAGCTGGCGGACTTCTGCGCGGACTGCTACGCCGATCCGCTGGCCTTTGTTTTGGGCGCGTACGACTGGCCGGTCAACGGGATGGCGGGGCCGGACGCGAACCAGACCGCCATCCTCGAAGAGGTTGGCGCGATGGTAGCGGACCGGGGCTACGACGGGGCGCAGTCGGTCGCTCCGATTCGCAAGGCGATCTCAAGCGGCAACTCCTGTGGGAAGACGGCGATGTTTGGCTGGATCACGGACTGGCTGATGTCGACGCGGGCGCATACCCGCGGGACCATCACGGCCAACACCGGGGACCAACTCCAAAAAAAGACGTGGGCGGCGGTAATCGAGTGGACGAAGCGGTGTCGGACTGGGCACTGGTTTGAGGTCAATTCCGTGATTATGTACCGCAAGGGGCACCGGGAGAGCTGGTTCTGCTCCCCAATTTCCTGCGCCCCGGAGAATGCGGACTCCTACCAGGGGCAGCACGCCAGAGGATCGACGAGTTGGTATATCTTCGACGAAAGCTCAGGGATTCCCCCGACGATCTGGGAGGCGGCGGAAGGGGGCCTCACCGACGAGCCGCTGATGATCGTGGGGGGAAACCCCCTCCGAGCCAGCGGGCCGTTCTACGAGGCGTGCTTCGGCTCGCAGCGGGACAAGTGGCACCCGTCGATCATGGACTCGCGGACCTCGGCACTGGCGAATCAGGCCCTGATCGCAGATTGGCTGGAGGAGCACGGCGAGGATGGGGACTTCTTCCGGGTCCATGTGAGGGGATTACCGCCTCGGGCCTCAGATCTCCAGTTTATCGACCAGGATCGGGTGTGGGCGGCGCAGAGCCGAGAGATCACCGCGTTCGACGACGAGCCGCTGATTGTGGGCGTGGACTTCTCCGGTGGTGGGAAGGCGTGGAACACGGTCCGCTTCCGACGGGGCATGGACGCGCGGACAGTGCCGGTGATCCGTGTGGCCGGGGACAAGACACGGGCGGACCGGTCGAGCTTTCTGTCCCTACTGGCGGGGATCTTGGCTGAGCGGGCACCGGCGAAGAAGGTCACGATGATGTTCTGTGACTCGGCGTTCGGGTCGCCCTACGTCGAGCGGCTCAAGACGATGGGCTTTTCGAACGTGCAGGAGGTGAACTTCGGCGGTGACGCGCCTGATGAACGGCACTTCGGGAACATGCGGGCGTACATCTACAGCCAGCTGCGGGATTGGTTACTCGTGGGGGCGATTCCGAAGGACTCGCGCCTCGAGGCTGACTTGACCGGGCCCGGCCAGCATCTCGATCGGCGTGACCGGAAGTTCATGGAGAGTAAGGAATCCTTGCGGAAACGGGGGGGGCCGGGCCTGGACGATTCCGACCCGTTGGCGCTGACGTTTGCGGCCCCAGTGCAGGTCAAGGGCGCGGGCTACAAGCGGCCGGTGCCGCCTGGCCGGTTCGCCGGGGGACGCGGGCCGGACGGCGGGAGTCTGGGATGGATGGGGTGAAGGCCGACGAGCGATACCGCGTCGGCGATGTTGTGTCCTTCGGCCCCCATTGGAGCGTGCCGTCGGAACTGGTCGGGAAGTACTTCCGTGTCGAGGAGGTCGGGGCTCACGTCAGGCTATCGCTGCCGTACGAGGACGCGGCTTGCACCATGCGGTATCATGCCGTCGATCCGATCACGCGCCGATGACGAAGACCGCCAAGCACTGCGACGGCTGCGCGGAGCGGGCACCAAGCCGGTTCCGGACGATGCTGAATCTATACCTCTGTGATCGGTGCCATGGCCTGTGGCAGCGCACGGGCGAGGTGCCGACGTCCGATCCGCGCGGGGAAGATACGCGATGGTAGGCGGCATTGCCAGACATGAACTTGCGTGTCGGATCGTCAATGGAGAGCCGGCATGGCCGCGCTGGCGGTGCCTGTTGCACACGGCGTGGGAGCGCACGGTGGACGCGGCCCTTGTGGCCGTCATGGTCACGGCGTTCACGGTTGCGATCCTCGGATGGTAGATGGACAGACGTGTATAGAGCAGGACGGCCGGGAGGAGAACCCATGAAGAAAGCGCGTAACCCCTTCGCCCCCATTGCGCGGAACCAAGTCAACTTCCCCTGGCATGATGTGACGACCGCGCTGGTTAAGCGGGCCGGACTCCATGAGGGGCTGTGGCAGGTGGGATTCGCCTTCAACCTGCGGGCGATGAACGTGCAGGTCGAGAAGCAATTCCTCCCGGCCGCGATGGCGGTCATTGAACAGGTGGTCCTGTCGCGGGTGGAGAAACCGACGCCGCTCTCGGTCGACGCGGCGGTGGTCAATCCTGAGAAGCGGATTGTGCTGGCGGTGCATTGATGGCTGAGAACCACACCGAACCATACGGAGAATCGATGCGGCTGCATCGGGCCGTAATGGGTACGCACCCGGTGTCGGCTTGCAGCGTTCCTGCCAGAGATGCAGCGTGGCGTGACCGGATGCTGTACCTGAAATGGCTCGCGTGGCGGAATTCCCCGGAGGGGATCGCGAATACAGAGTCTGGCGTGAACTGATGACACCACAACTCGATCGCGTCCATCGAGGCATCTGTGGCCTGAACGGATGCGAGAAAAAGCTGTACGGCGCGACCGCCAACGAACTCGAACGCGCATGGCTGATCCATGTGGATCGTGAGCATCCTGGCGCGCAGTCCCCAGTGATTGAGTTGGTACGGGATGGTCAGGCATTGGCCGACAGATCGCGGCTTCCCTGATGGCTCGCCTCTTCCGCTTCCTGCTGTCCCTGTTCCATCAGGACTTCTACGGATCGGTCACCATCCTGTTCAAAGGACGTGGTAAACTCGGGCAAATTACGGTGACGCAGGGCTACCTCGTGGACAGCATTCCGGAGCCTGACCCACGTGGCACGGCGTCACTCGACGCGGAACTCCGGCGACTGGTGCCAATTGACAAGATGAAAGCGAGTCCCTATGGCGCGTGACTACGGCATGAGCGAGCAGCCAGCGGTCGAGGAATCCGCCTCGCGGATGAATGCGGCGCCGCCGGCCGCGATGACGGTCGAGAGCGTGACGATCCGGCCCGTGGAGAACGGGTTCGTGGTGTCGTGCGCGAAGCGGGCAGCGGGTGGCGGGGGCGGTCCGAGTGAGTACCAGCCGCCGAAGGAATACGCCTTCAACTCCTCGCAAGAGGCGCTGCGGTATGCGGCGCAGGAACTGGGCGGGACGCTGGCTGAGGAGCAGGAGCCGGCTGACGCATCGGAGCTGATGGCGTGAATCGGCTCTGCCAACGCGATTGCCCGTGCTGGATGTGTCGTCAAATGACACGTTTCTGCTGGATGATGCAGGGCTGGTGCGACTGGCCGGGTGTGGCCTACTCTGGGAGCTGGTGGGCTGACGTGGTGAAGCCGTGACACCGACACCAACGCTGTTCGCCGTTGATGCGGTCGCCGATGACCCGCGCACGGTTCGCGGTGCGATGCTGGTACTGATGGCGCGCTGTGGCAACGAAGGCCCTATTCAGTTACGGGCGGTTGAGCACTACAGCTCGGAGATGCGGCGCCAGATCGTGACCTATACCGCCATCGTGGGCGAGACCCAGTGTCCGATGCGCATAGTCGACGCATGGGTCGGGGCGGCCCAATGGTGACCATCCACGTCATGCCGCCTTGGTCGTCGGATACGTGTCAGTGGTGCGGCTACGACGGCCGTAGAGGCGAGCACGGCATCATCGGACCGTCAGACATTGAGGGTCGCGTCAGCGTGAAGTGCAAGGTGCTATTCGATGTCCCGCCGGATCAGGTGCCGCGCGTGGACGTCCTCACCGGCACAGGAACATTCCGCCATGAAACGCCGTAACTTCCTCGCCCTGCTCGCCTCGGCCCCGATTGCGGCCCTGGTGCCGTGGACGCGCATCGTTCAGCAGCCGCCGTTGGCGTTTCATCGCGGCGCGTTCGAGTTCGCCATGGCCCCGCTCAGAGAGACGTGGGCGGTTGGTTCGCCGCAATGGGCGATCTGGAACCCTGACTTCGAGGTGCGAGTAACCGAGTAACTAAACGCGATTCGTCGACCACGCTGACGAGGAATAACCCGGGGCGTGATGTGGTGCAAAAGGCACCCGTCACGCCCCGTTTCTTTTTGAGGCTGCATGAGCGTTGGACTTCTCATCCCACAGGCTGGCAAGCGCGATGCCGTGAACGCAGAGGTAAAGCTGGAGATCCGGCAAATGCTGACGGACATCCTCCACGATCGCGTCACCCATGCGGAAGTGGTCGCGGCGGGCCGCACGATGTTCCGGGATCTGTTCGTGCGGAATATGGGCGGGTTCTTCGGGAAGGACCGTGGCCCTGCGGACCATCTCGCCAACGTGGTCTGGCAGTTCGCACAGGCGAAGTGGCACGAGCGGTATCCCGAGACCAGCGCGACCGCGTTTCTGAACGGCGTGCATGTGCCGAGCCCGCCGTCTGACGCGGAGATCCAGCAGGAGATCGACGAGGCGATGGAGGTTGAGATCCTGAGTGATGAGCGGGTGATGACCGAGCACTACGAGGGGTCCGCGCGGGTGCGGAAGGGGAAGTATCTCGGGGCGAAGGGCGAGGGCGGGGCGCCAGCGATCACGGTGCGGACGCCGAGCAAGGTGACGCACTGATGCAACGTCGCGCCTTTCTTCAACTCCTCAGTGTTGGAGCTGCCGGCGCAGCCGTGACCGCACTCGATCCGGACCTCCTGCGCTGGGTGTCTGGCGCACGCACGTACTTCGACATTCAGCGGGCGTCTGGGCTTTGGACCCGTGAGGCGCTGAAGGTTGGCGACATATTCAGCATTGATGGCGTGTTTGCCCTGCATCCACTGACTGGCCGTGAGGTACGACACCCGAAGCGGTTCACAGTGACGGCAGCTGTCAGCGGAGCAGGACCCATTCCAGTCGAACTGGTATACCCACGACCAATCGATCGCGGGATATACGCGAACGTATCGGTCGATCCCTACACTGGTGTACGCCGGTACATCATGCCCACGCCGAGACCCCGATATACCGCCCCCATGACCGCACAGGTTCTGCGTGGCTGACGGCTACACGCAGGACAGCGCCAGCCTGGCCACGGATCCGCCAGTGCCACCCGAGGTGCAGGCTGAGCGAGACAAGGTCCAAGAGGTGATTGACGCCTTCTCCTTCGCGAAAAGCTACGAGACCGAGCAGCGATCAGCGGAGAGTGCGGAAGAAGAGTTCGCCGATGTCGATATGTGGTTGAATGAGCACCGGGAGTCGCGCAAGGAGCATGTGGATAGCGTCACTGGACGGAAGGTGGTCGCGAAACCGGCTCTCAGCATCAACCTCCTTGATCAGAATCTCCAGCAGATCGTCAGCGAATCACGGCAGGCCAAGCTCGCCCTGACGGTCAAGCCCAAGGCGGGGATTGCGAGCACCAAGACCGCTGGCTACTACAAGGGCCTCATCCGGAACATTCAGGTGGAAAGCGGCGCGCTCGAAGTCCGACTGTGGGCACTGGAGCGGGCGGCGAAGATCGGCCGAGGCTTCTACATGATCACGGCCGAGTTCGCCAACGATGGGGACTTCGACCTCGACTTGGTCCTCAAGCGCGTCCTCGATCAGAGTACGGTGTACTGGGATCCGTACGCGCAGCACGCGGCCTACAAGGACGCGGAGAACTGCGTCGTCACGGATTGGATTTCACTCGATGCCCGGAAGCGACGATGGCCAGAGAAGCCGATTGTCGTGCCGGACGGGGCGTTCGAGGACGACGGGAACGACTGGTTCGCGGCCGACGCGGACGATCCGAGCAAGCAGCGCGTGCGGATCGCCACCTACTACACGGTCCAGCACACGCATAGGCTCCGTGGGTTTCACCCGCAGACGGGATCCGCGTGGGTGGACGAGATGCCGCCGCCGATTGCCGACGCGGTGAAGGCGAAGGCGCCAGGCACCGGGCTCCGCGCCGTGGATCAGCGGTCGATCCTCATCCGCATCGTGGACGGGACACAGGTCCTTGAAGAGACCCCGTGGCTCGGGCGCTACATCCCAGTGATCACGGTGATCGGGAAAGAGAAGTTCATCAAGGGCAAGCGGCGCTATCAGGGGCACATCGCCAACGTGCAGGACATCCTCCGCGCGATCAACGTCATCATCTCGTCCGCGACCGAGATTGCCGGGTCGATGTCCCGCGCGCAGTGGGTGATGTATGCCGGGCAGGATGCGGGCTTCGAGGATATGTGGGACGACGCGCCGGTGCGAGGGTACAACCGGCTCTACATCGATCCCGATGCTAAAAGCGCGAGCGGGGAGACGCTTCCCCTCCCGCAGCGACAGCAGCCCGAGCCCCCGATCCAAGGACTGATTCTGCTCCTGAACATGATGCAGCAGATGTATCACGCGGTCAGTGGGTCGGTGGCCCCGCAACTTCGGGCGGTCAATCCGCTGGACCGAAGCGGGAAGGCGATTGAGGCGCTCCAGCGGCAAGGGGCGGCGGGCACGAGTAACTACTTAGATAATCTCGCCACGATTTCCATGCCCTATGAGGGCGAGGTGTTTGTCTCCGCGATCCCGAAGTACTACGACACGCCAGGTCGGGTGCTGATGGTGGTCGGGGAAGAGCACGATGACGAGATCGCGATCATGCTCAAGCGGCCGTTCGTGCGGAATGGAGACGGTCAGCCGATCGGCGTGCCGTGTCCGACCTGTCAGGGGACTGGGGAGATGGCGCCGCCCATCTGGAATCCGTTTGTCGGGCCGACGACGTGTCCAGCGTGCGACGGCATGACGTTTGCCACTAAGGAGACGATGCCCGAGACGTGGCAGGATCAGCCCGTCGAGTACGTGGACTTTTCAGAGGGCGAATACAAGGTCATTGCGGCGATTGATCGCTCCTACCAGACACAACAGGAGGAGGCGCTCTCCGGGATGACGGCGCTCGCGGAATCCGCCCCGCAGTTGGTCCCGCTGTACGCGCATCTCTGGGTGCGGGCGATGGCCTTCTCGGGGGCTGGGGAGATCGCGGATCTGATTAAAGCCAAGATGGATACGGGGGAGGACGACGACGAGACCCTGAAGAACCTCCCGCCCGCGATTCGCGAGAAATACGGGGCGCTGAAGCAGCAGCACCAGCAGGCCCTACAGGCGCTCGAACAGGCGAAGCAGATCATTCAGACCAAGGCCGTCGAGACGGCGGGCGACAAGGACGTGGCGACGATTCGGGCCGGCGTACAGGAACGGGTGGAACAGCTCAAAATTCAGGGCCGCATGCTAGAGAAGGGGGCCGACGCGCAGTCAGACGGGGCGCTCGAAGTGCTTCGTGGCCAACTCCAGCAGATGCATCAGGAATCGCAGCAGCGGCATGAAATTCTTTTGCAACTGCTTCAGGAGAAGGGCGCGAAGGACATGGAGCGGCACTCTGTCGCCCTCCACGATGCCGCGGCCCATGCGGCGGCGGAGCGGGCGGGCGTGGCCGACGACGTGGCGTACGCACGGGATCGGGCTGCAGCGGCTGAGGACGATGCGCGTGGTCGGGCGGTGTCCGCGGAAGAGGCGGAGCGCAGTGAAGGCGCGCAAGCGCCGCTGGAGTAGGAGTAATGACGATTTGTCCCCGAGGGCTGGACTTGACGCGGCGTCTCCGGATGACCAGGGGCGTGATCGTCGAGGCGACGTGCGTGCCGTAGTGGGGAGACGCGTCGGTCGCGTTTTGCGCTTTCACCCGGATTCGTGTATGCTGATCGACGAAATGTAGACTCTCGACACGTTCAACTTACTCGTCGACGAGGACACCCCCGAGGCGTGATCCGGTGTAACCACCGGGCCATGCCTCTTTTTTTTTGGATCTGAATGGCCAACGAGCAGACAGGCGGCGACGACGGCTTCACGCACGAATCCGCGAGTGTCTTGTTTACGCCCCCGCCTATTGACACCACGGTCGGGGCTGAGTCCGCGGCGGAGGCGCCGCCGGTCGAGGCGGTGGCCATCGATGTCGTCAGCGACGCCGAACCGCCGTCCGACGAGCAGGCCGAGCCACCTATTTCGGACCCGAGCCAGGAGAGCGCCAGCCTCGACACGGCTCCGGCGCCGAAGTCGCAGAAGAAGAAGGGGCCGACCCTCTCCGAGCGCACCGCCGCGCTCAAGAAAGACGTTGACACCCTCACCTACCAGAAACATCAGACGCAGCGTGAGATGGACGAGGCCGCCGCCAGGCTGGCCTCGATGCGCGCGGAGGTGGCCGATCTGGAGGCGAAGCGGACGGGGCCAGCCGCGCCCACGCAGCCGGTCCCAGCGGTCACGGCTAGTGATGCCGTTGGCCCGATGCCGGAGCATCCGAAGTATCGGGACTTCGCGACCGACGAGGAGTACGAGACGGCGGTCGGACAGTGGCGCACCGACACCGCGACATGGCAGACCGCCCGCGAGACGGCGCTGGAACAGCGCATTACTGGGGGGATTGATTCGCGGTTGACGGCGGCCCAGCGGGCGGAGGCGGCGCGTCACGCGGATACCGCGCTCGCACAGCGGATCGACGCAGCCAGAGCCAAGTATCCGGACTGGGCCGCGAAGACGGCCGCCCTGCAAAGACTCCGGTCCGCCTGGTACGACCCAGCCGCGCACGGCGCAGGGTCGACGACACCATTTTTATCCGATCTGGCGCAGCACCACGACACCGATGGCGCCGAACTACTGCCGTGGCTCGGGAGCGATCCCGCTCGTGCCCAGGTCCTCGCTGATCTCCGTCCGACTCGTCCCTTACGGGACGCCCTCGTGCTCGCTCCGTCCCTTCTTCCTCTGCTCGATTTTTTCGTCACGCCCGATGGCGCGCGGGCCTTCGAGGAGTTGAAGGGGATGCACCCGATCCGCATGAATCATGCGCTCGGGACGTTGTCCGCGCGGCTCATGGCTGCCTCCCGTGGCTCAGCCCCCGCCGCGCATGCGATGACCCAGGCTGTCCCTCCCGCCAAGCCACCGGTGGGGATGCCAGGTGCGCGAGGGGCCGGAGCACCCGCGGCGACTCAATCGTTCGACGACTGGTATGAGGCGGAAAACCGCCGAGAACTAGCGGAACGGAAGCGGCTCGCCGGGATCTCCGCGTAACACCCACGCGCAGACCGGAGTCTGCACCATGGTGATCTCCACGACTGATACACGTGCGGCGAGGCTGCGGCTCGCCGTCACGCTCCTCCTGCTGACGGCGTCGTTCCTCCTCGTGAACATGCTCTTCGGGGCGGAGACTGGCGTCGGCATCCTGCTCGCCAATACCTTCGCGACGACCTCGATGGTCATGCGGAAGGTCGCCCGCCGTCTCACGAATAACGCCGTCTTCGCCGGCACCGTCATGCGGGACTACGACGCGCAGTACCGCGACAAGGGCGGGAAGAAGGGCAACACGATCACGCTGCGCCTGCCGCAGCGGTACGAGATCACGTCCGGCGCGGTGATGAACGCCACGCCGCTGAACGACCAGACCGTGACGCTCTCGATTACCGACCAGTCGAACATCGGGTTCGAGTATGACACCTGGGCGGCGACCACTGAAGTGGACGACTACATGGAGCGGTACGGCAATCCCGCGGTCGACCAGCTTGTCAACAACATCGACGACACCGGCCTGACGCGGATGTATCGGGCCGTCGCCAAGGGCGTCGGCACGCCGGGCACGGTCCCGACAGCGAACGCGACCTACACCCTCGCGAAAACCAAACTCCGGGAAGTGGCCGTACCACGACCGTACAACGCGGTGATCTCGTCCGACATGCACGGGCAGCTCGCCAACGCGAACACGGGCCTGTTTCATCCCGGTGCCCAAGTGACGGCGTTCTTTCAGAACGGACAGATCGAGGGTAAAGCGCTGGGCATCGAGCGCTGGTTCGAGGATGAGAACGCACCGACGCACGTCGTCGGGAACCTGGGGGGCACGCCGCTGTCAGATTCGGGCGGGCAGACCGGGGCCTCGATCACGGCGGACGGGGCGACCGCGTCCGTCACGAACTACTTCTTTGAAGGGGACATCGTCCAGTTCGCCTCCGTGTTCGATGTGAACCCGCTGTCACGGCGGTCGACGACCCGGTTGAAGGACTTCGTTGTCACGCAGGACGTCAACTCCACAGGTGCTGGAGGGCTGACGATTCCGATCTCGCCGTCCATCGTCACCTCCGGGCCGTTCAAGAACTGCTCGGCGGCGGTGGCGAACAACGATGCGATCACGGTGAACGGCGCGGCGGACGCTACGGGGCGCGTCGGGCTGGTCTACCACAAGGAAGCATTCGCCTGCGTCATGGCCGACCTGGTCTTGCCGCGGGGACTGTGGATCTCCGAGCGCATCTCGAATGCAAAGCTCGGCATCAGTGTTCGCATGTTGAAAGATCACGACACGGTCAACGATGTCTCGCCGTGCCGACTCGACACACTTCACGGGTGGGGCGCCATTCGCGCCGAGCTCGCATGTCGTGTCGCCTCATAGGTTTACGGGTAAAAGAGAACCTATGTTCATCTACGTAATTCGACACAAAGCGAGCGGACGGGAGTACATCGGGAAAACCGTCCGCTCGCTCACGCACCGGTGGGCCTGTCATCGGTACGACGCGCAGCTCGGCTCGTCTTCGATGCTCTATCGCGCCATGCGCAAGTACGGCGTAGAGGCGTTCGCGATGGAGTTGCTGGCGGTCGCGACATCAAGTCATGAACTCAACGACCTCGAACAGCGGTTCATTGTCGAGCGTCAGACTCGTGTGCCCCATGGGTTCAACATCACAGAGGGGGGTGAGACTGGACCGATCGGAGTCCCTCGATCAGCCGAGTCGCGTGCAAAGCAGTCGGCTGCCATGAAGGGGCGGACCCCACCGAACAAGGGCGTGTCGATGTCGTCCGAACGCCTCGAACAGCATCGCGCGGCGGCCACGAAGGCTGCACGGACACCTGCGCAGATCGCTGCGCGGTCGAAACCCAAGTCGCTTAAGACGAGGGCCAAGATTGCGGCGACGTTGACCGGGCGGCGGCTCACCCCAGCGCAACGTCAGCAATGGAGCGAGGTGGCGAAGCGCAACCGTGCGAAGGCTGCGGCGACGAAGGCGCAGTGGACGCCGGAGCAGCGAGCAGAGAACCGACGCCTGAACGCAGAGGCGAGACGGCAATGGTGGGCTCGGCGCACGCCTGAGCAACTGGACCAGATCCGGCAGCAGCGGGCCGATACGACTCGGATGCGGTGGGCGGCGCTCAGCGAGACCGAGCGCCTGGCGTATATCAAGAACATCTCCCGCGGCCAACTGGCCGCCTGTCACGCAGGAGCATGAGACCAATGATGAAACTACTTCGCAACGCAGCCTGCTGGCTCGCGGTGGCCGTGCTGCTGGGCCTCCCGACCATCAGCCACGCGCAGACGCAAATCACGACAACGACCACGTCCGCCGCGATGACCCGTGGGGCAACCTCTGTCGCCCTGACCAGCGATACGGGCGTCTCGGCTGGGACGCAGATCTACATCGACGGGGAACTCCTGGAAGCCATCAGCGAACAAGGGACGTCGGCTCGCTGGAATGTGCGTCGGGGTCTCGGTGGCGGCATGACGCCAGCCGTGGCACATCCGAGTGGTGCTCGCGTGTGGATCGGCGTGTCCGGCGTGGCCGGCGGATCGTTCTACACCTACGACGTCGTGTCAGGGGCTGCGTGCGCCACCACGGATGTCCCGTATACGCCGTTCATCAACACGGAGGCCAACCACTTCTTCGACTGCGAGGCCGGCGTGTGGATGCAGTGGCGGTCGGATCTGGTGGCCGTGCGGGACTACACCGTACGGGACAGCTTCGATCAGGGCTACGCGATCATGCAGGACGATGGGACCGCGAAGTCGGTGAGCGACGACGAAGACAACTTCGTCGCGGGGTCGCCGCTCGGGGCGATCGAATACCGCGAGGAACTCGCAAAAACGGTCTCGTCCTGGCTGATCGCGGATGGAGATCTGGACGTGTCGGCGGACGACGGCGCGACAGATGCCGAAGGCGTCGAAATCCTCTTCGGGGTGGCCGAAGGCACCGACATGGGATACATCGTGGCGGGCACACAAGGCGCGTGCCTGGAAGCCAGCCTCACGATCACGGACATCTCGGCGACCGATTTCACGCTCATCGGGTTCAGGCAGAACGAGGCGTTTGTCGATAACGCCACACCGGCCAGCTATACGCTCTACAACCTGGTCGGGATCTACAACGTGGAAGATGGATCAATTCTCCACGTGGAGACGGGAGCGACGAGCGATGATTCCGGCATCAATTGGGCAGACGCCGAGACCCGGGCGCTGAAGGTGTGCATTAGTAAAGCGGGCGTCCCCTCGGCCTTCTACTCGGCCGCGTATACCAGCTCGAACGTCCTGACGGATCGGCCGGCCTACACCGAGATCGGGCTGGTCAACAACGGGACGACACTCACGGCGGGGACGCAGCTCAATCCGTTCTTCACGTTCCTGAATGGGGATGAAGGGGTGGACGCGGGCGTCCTCGTGAATTGGGTGCAGTTGACGAGGATTCCATGAGTCATGGCGTGACACGCCAGAAAGGATTGCCGTCATGACACGACGCACATGGATACTTCCCCTGCTCGCCACGTTCCTCTTGGCGTGGGCCGGGATTACGCTGGCGCAGAACAGTTCCGGGGGGGCCTTCCTCCCCGGATTCGACTACATCGTCAGTGGGCAGTGGACATGGCGACGGGTGAGCCCGTTCGTGATCGAGGGGGCGACGGACAACGCCTTCGAGACCACCGTCACGTTCGCCGAGCCGACGGCGGATCGCACCCTCACGTTTCCCGATGCGACCGGAAGCGTCGTGACCGCCGCTGCGGCGACCTCGGCGGCGGTCGCGTCTGGGTCTGCCACGTTGGACGGATCCAACCCGACCAGCGTCACGACTGGGCTCAGCGTGTTATTGGGCTGTGTGGTGACGAACCAGGATTCCAACGCGCCAGGAGACAACATCGCCACGTTCTCCGTTCTGACCACGGCGAGCGATGGCCGGTTGGACATCTACGCCTGGGAGTTCACGAGTGGCACCGACCCGACGCTGGTGGCCTCGAACTGGCCTGGGGTTGTGCAGTGGTTCTGTAATGGCACGCGCTGACAGCAGAAGGAGTGAGTGATGGCAAAGAAGAACGAGCACGAGGATGCGCCGACGACGGCGGCGGCCATCTTCGAAGAGGAGGCGATGGCGGGTCGCCTCGCCGATCTCGAGCGTGAGAACGCCGTGCTGAAGGCGCAAGTGATGGCGGAGGCCCTCGCCAGAGGTCCGAAAGCGGACTTCCCGACCGCAGTCTACCGCAAGGTGCCGAAGAGCGAGCGGTGGCCGCACGGCTACGAGACCAAGCGCGTGGAGACCGAGGTGGCACGAGCGGCGCTGTCCTCGGCGTGGGTTGATTCCCCGGCCGATCTCGGCTGACGCCCATGCGGCGACTCCTGTCGGCTTGTGCGTTCGTGCTGGCCTGTGTGGCTGGGGTGGGGGTGGCCCGTCCAGCGGCGCAGGCCCCGACCGCGCAGGCGTATTACCTGTTGGCGGCGGCGACGACCAACGCCACGGTGCTGCGGGGGTGCCAACCCACGTGGCTGACGGGGGCGACACTGTTCAACCTGTCGTCCACGCCGACGTACCTGCGGGTGTACAACCAATGCACGGTGCCGACGGAGGCGAACACACCACGACTGGTGCTGGTGGTGCCGGGGACGAATAACGGGCAGGCTGGCGGGGCCGGGGTCAGTGTGGGGCACCTGACGTGGACGCCTGACGCGCCGGTCTATTTCCCAGCCGGTCTTGCCTTCCGGACGACCACAGGGATTGCCGTCGACAACACGGATGCGCCGGCCGCGAATGAGCTGGTGATCAACCTGACCCACTACTGATTCTCTGGAGGTGCTCCTGTGCCATCGTATGCCGGATCGGTCCTGGCCAGACAGGCCCTGCGTGAGGTCGGGGTGTTGGATCCTGTACAGGCGGGGCATGCGGAGCAGATCGCGGACGCGATCATCGTCGGCACGGATCTCCTTGATAGCTGGCGGACGAAGCGCCTGACGATCTCTGGTGTCACGAGGACCGTCTACAGCCTCACCTCTGGGACCCAAGCCTACACGATTGGATCCGGCGGTGCCTTTGACCAGGAGTGGCCGGAGTCGATTCCGCACTGGTCCGTGATTCCCGATGATGACGCGACCGACGTCGACGAGTATCCCATGGGGCGCCCGTACACCGACGACGAGTGGCGGGTGATTCGGGTGAAGTCGGACACGGCCGCGTATCCCACGGTCCTGTATTTCGACCGGCGGTTCGTGGCGGGGCTCGGAACCTGTCTGTTCTGGCCGGTGCCGGACAACGGGGATGTGGATGTCGTGCTCTATAACCGCGTGCCGGCCATCGTGTCGCTGGTGGCGGCGACGACCTACAACCTCCGGCCGGGCATGGCGCGGGCGCTGAAACTCAATTGGGCCATTGAACTCGCGGACCGGTACGGCAAGCCTGTCAGCGCATCACTGGAGCGGCGCGCACGCGAGGCCCTGCGGAGCCTTGAAAAGAGCAACATCATCCCGCGCGAGTCGTCGATGCGGGCGGAGTTTGCGATCGGGGCCACCGGGAGCGGATTCGACATCAGGCGGGGATCGTAATGCGGGTGCCTGGATTCGTGGGGGGGTCGTACCAGTCGGTGTCCCAGATCGCGGCTGGGGAGGAATGTATCAACTTCCTGTTGGAGCGTATGCCGGTCGGTGGCAAATCGTCGTCGATGCTGATTTCTGGACCTGGCGTGACGACGCGTGGGGCGAGTACGGAAGGGCCCTGTCGCGGGCTGTTTCATGAGGATGGCCGGGCCTTCGGGGTCTACGGGGCCACGCTCTATGAGATCGATTCCGCGTACGCCTTCACGTCGCGCGGCACGATTACCAATGACGGCAACCCTGTCACGATGGACACGAACGGGGATGCGGGCGGCGAACTGTTCATTGTCGGCGGGGATACCGGTTACATCCTGACGCTGGCGACGAATGTCCTCGCCTCCGTCGTCACTGATGTCACATTTGGTGGGCAGATTGATGGGTTCTTTCTGGCACTTGACCACGAGAGTTCCACGCTGAAAATATCCGAGTCGCTCGATGGCTCGACGTGGGACGGCACGCAGATCGCCCAGCGCACCGCTGGATCCGATCCGTGGCATGCCATGACCGTCATTCGACGCGAGGCCGTGCTCGTCGGGGAGTACACCGGGGAGGTCTGGTACAACAGCGGGGCCTCGCCGTTTCCTTTCGCGCTCCGGCCGGGATCGTTCTTCGAGGTGGGGATTAAGGCGCACTGGTCGCTGGCGCGATTCGGCACGACGTGCGTGTGGCTGGGACAAACGCGGCGCGGTGGCACGGCCGTCTATTGGCTGAATGGCTACATTCCGGAGCCGATTAGCACGCCTGGGATCGAATGGCTGATCCAATCGTACGAAGAGACGGGTGACATCGGGAATGCGATCGGGTGGAGCTACGATCGCGAGGGGCATTCGTTCTATGTCTTGGAATTCCCCACCCAAGGCAAGACGTTGATCTACGACGCCTCGACCACCAACTGGCATCGTCAGGGACTCTGGAGCAGTGACGAGAACGATTACCTGGCGTGGCGCCCCCGGTGGCACTGTAAGGCGTTCGATCAGAACCTGGTTGGGGACGGGACGAACGCGGGGCTTTACAGCCTCTCGTCGACGGTCTATACCGACGTGGATGGCGAGCCACTGCGGTGGCTCCGGCGAACCCCGCATCTGAGCGACGAGAACGTCCGGCTGTTTTTTCAGTATGCCGAACTCGAATGCGACCGTGGCGTGGGGACGACCTCCGGGCAGGGCGTCAACCCCCTCATCTCGCTGCGGTATTCAGACGATGGTGGCAAGACGTGGAGCGATGCGCGCACCCGTACGCTCGGGGCGCTCGGGGAATACGACACGCGGGTGCGGTGGGATATGTGCGGGTCAGGCAGAGATC